CGACAACAGCGGCACTGAGCTGACCGGCAACAACTATGCCCGCCAGTCTATTGCTTTTTCGGCGGCAGCTTCAGCAGTGGCAAGCAACAGCGGCGCAGTGGACTTCCCTGCCGCCACGGCAAGCTGGGGTACAGTTAGCCATTTTGGCTTATTTGATGCAAGCACTGGCGGCAATCTATTGATTCACGGCGCACTAACCGCAAGCAAGCTGGTAGACACCGGAGACATTCTGCGTATTGCCGCAGGGGATATGGACATCACTGCTGCATAAGGCTGACAAATGGCGACCCTAGACCAACTAAATACTTGGGGTAATCTCGACAGTCTCGACGCATATGGAAATTTAGACAGTCTTGATGGCCTGACGTTGCATGAGGCGGAAGCCTCTGTCAGCGTTAGTGCGTCTGCATCTAGCTCCTCTGGCGTCATCAGAAAAATATCTGCATCCGTGACAGCGGTAAGCACCGCAGTGTCTGCCGTTCTGCGTATCAAGCCGTTTGAGGCTGTCGTCAACTTTGCAAGCACAGCCACATCAACGCCAACAATTATTCGTCAGGTTTCGTCAGCCGAATCTATATCGGTAGCGGCGACATCCTCCGCAAACTTTCTGCTGTCTGGTGCTGGAGAGGCGACTGTCGCTATTTCTGCCGCAACTGACCCGACCGTAATACTAAACGCTGACGCCACCGCCAGAGTTGCAATTTCATCTGCCTTGGCCATAAAGATTCGAGGAGATGATTGGGTGGCGACAGTCCCAGCAACGCCACCGTGGGCTGTCGCGGCAACGCAAGTTGGTGTATGGTCAGCAGGGTCAACCGCAGCAGCAGGGAACTGGATAGGACAATGATAAAATTTGGCGAGTGGCTCCCAGATCAGCCAGATTATTTAAATGCTGGCGTAGTCACAGCAGAGAATGTAATTCCTGCTTTTAACGGCTATCGTCCACTAAACCAGTTTATTAGCTTCAGTAATTCAGCCAGCGGCACAATCCGAGGTGTGTACGCTGCAAGAGATAATTCTGGAAACATCAAGTTATTTGCTGGTGATGATTCAAAGCTGTATTCCTTTAATGCCTCAACAAACGATCTTGATGACGTTAGTAAGGCTGGCACCCCCGCATATGATCTGTCCGGCGCAGAAAAGTGGAAGTTTGTGCAGTTTGGCGAGTATGTTATTGCTTCAGGTGGTGTTGGTGAGGAGCTGCAAAAGTGGCAGCTAGGGACGGACACTGCATTTTCTGATCTTGGCGGCACACCACCAAAGGCTGATTTTCTTGCTGTCGTCCGTGACTTTATCTGGACAGCTAATATTGATGATGGGGCTGGGCGTGTACCTTACAAGGTTAAGTGGTCTGGGTTCAACGATATTGAGAGCTGGACTGCCGGAACCGACCAAAGCGATTTTCAGGAGCTGCCCGATTCTGGTGCAATCACCGGGATGGTGGGCGGAGAATACTGCACTATCTTATGTGAGAGGGCTATCTTTCGCGCCACTTACACTGGCCCGCCGCTAATATGGCAATTTGACAAAGTTGAAAGTCAGCGCGGCTGTAGCATCCCCGGCTCTGTGTGTAACTACGGCTCAAACGTGTTTTACTATTCAGACAATGGCTTTCACCTTTTTGATGGGCAGAAAAGCACACCCATTGGCAATGAGAAGGTAGACAAGTTTTTTGCCAAAGACTTCAACTCAGCATTTAAAGACCGCATGACTGCGGCGGTTGACCCTCTTAATCAGATTGCAGTTTGGTCTTACACTAGCGTTGCCAGCACGACTGGCCGTCCAGATCGTATCCTAATCTTTAACTATGCCTTGGGGCGGTGGTCTATTGGCAATGTAAGTGCTGACTTTATCTCTCCGTTCTTTAGCTCCGGTTACACCGTGGATCAACTAGACAACCTTTCCCCGACGCTTGACGGCCTTAGCACTGTCTTGGATAGTCAGTTATTCAGAGGCGGTGAGTTCTTCTTTGGTGGTGCTGTCGGTGACAAATTGTTTACGTTTACCGGCGACCCACTGCAAGCGACAATAACGACAGGCGAGGCTTCGGTTAGTATGGGGCAGCACAGCATCATCACGAGAGTTTACCCATATCACGAGGACGGCACTGTAGAGTTGTTTGTCGGCTTGCGTGGGACGCCCACAGACACAGTCGCGTTCCAAGCTGGCGGAAGCACAAACGCAGATGGGTTTGTGCCGTTTAGGGCTGCCGACAGATATCATAGGGTGAAAATGTTGCTCAGTGGGAACTGGTCTTTTGCTCAGGGCATAGACGTTGAGGCTAGGAAGGTTGGCCGTAGATGACTATTGAGCAGCGCACCACAAACTTTCGGATACTCAATCCTGTTACTGCGACAACAAGAGAAATAGCAGAGGTTCTAAACCGCACGATTAACGGCGGCTTGAACAGCGTCGGCTATGTCACGTTTCCATCAAACACGACACAGACCACCGTGCAAGACCCGCGCTATTCGACATCTAGCTTGGTGTTTTTTACTGGCGTTGACCACGACCCTTGGCACCATAATCCGTATATTGACGGCACAAGCACCAACGGAACTATGATTATTAACCACGACAATCAGGGACACGATGCACCATTCGCATACCTTATTATCGGCTGAAGATAAGCTGAAAGAGAAGTTTGAGAAAAACCGTAAGTACATTGCGGATGCCCTCGAATACTCTGGCGGCACGCACTCAATGGAAGACGTTTACCTTGCCTGCGCGGTTGGCGAGGCACAGTTACATCCGCTGGAAAAGTCGTGTATTATAACCGAAGTTGTTGACTACCCCAGCCTAACCGTGTGCCGAATATGGCTTGCAGGCGGTGATTTAGACGAGCTGGTTGAGGCTGAGAAGTCTATCGCAGTTTGGGCTAAGGCTCAGGGCTGCGACGCGATGGAGATCAATGGCCGTAAGGGCTGGCAAAGGCAACTGAAAGACTACACCGCAACGTCGGTGGTTTTGACAAAGGATTTGAGAGATGAGTAAAGGCGGCGGTGGCGACACCAGACAAATCACGCAGACGACTAGCGCACCAGAGTACGCAAAACCGTTCTTAGAGTTTGGCTTATCCGAGGCTAAAAACCTATACCAAGATCAGCCAACTTATTACCCCGGTCAGACCACTATAGGGTTTTCGCCTGAATCCGAAATGGGGCTTTCTGGCACTCGCCAGATGGCGGTGACTGGCTCGCCTTTTATTGGCGCAACGCAAGACGTTGTGATGCAAAACCTGATGGGTACTAACCCGCTGATGAGCGCCGCCTTCCGCCCTGTCGTTGAGCAGATGGACGCTAGAGCCTCTAAGGCTGGCCGTTATGGCTCAGGTTACGAGCAGGCTGCGTTGGCTCAGGCGCTTGCGCCTATGGCGCTACAAGCGCAGCAAGCGGCTATTGGGCAAGCTCCGTCAGCGCGTGAGTTTGGCTTCGCTGACCTCAACACGCTTATGGGCGTTGGTGCTGCACGCGAGGCTCAGTCTCAGGCTGAATTGCAGGCCGACATCGAGCGCTTCAATATGGAGCAGCAGCAGCCCATCACATCTCTGGCGAATTATATGGCCACGGTTCAGGGTGGTACTGTCGGCGGGCAATCAACCAAGCCTGTGTTCAGAAACCCGACAGGTGACTTCCTTAGCGGCTTGAGTGGTTTGGCTGGAGTTGGCAAGGCATTTGGGATTTTATAGGTTAGGGGCTTAGGCATGAGTGCAGGCACAGAAACATTTTTACGGTTGTTGCAGCAACAGCAGCAGGCGGCTCCGACGCCTATGGCTAATATACAGAGGCCGTATCAAGTCCAAGGCGCTCGCGGGTTGGTGCCAGCGCCAATGGCTTTGCGCCGTCCTCAACCGCCTAGCGCTATGCCGACTATGCCTAAGCTTTCACCGCAAATGCAGGCAGTAGCCAACCGCGTTGCTATGTCAAAATTGACACCGGGAGCCGGTCAAGTTGGATTAACAGGTGGCGCAGGCGCAGCGCCTCAGCCTAGTGCGCCTACAATGCCTCAGGGCGGCGGCGCACCAGCGGCGACTACATTCGGCCAACGGTTCGCGCAGCCCCAGACACAGGCACTCCTTGGCGCGGCTATTGCGGGCGCTGAGGCTTCAGGCTACCAAGACACTCCAGTCTCGCTCGGTCAGGTTCTGGGTCGTATGGGCGCTGGCGCGATGGGTGGTTATCAGGCCGCTGAGGATCGTCAAGCAAAACTCGCGGCATCTTTGGCAGCGGCGCAGAGGCAGAAGCGCCTTGATGAAGAAAAGGCTGCATATGACGCTGAGATGTTGCGGCTGAAAAGAATTGAAGTTGGTGGCGCATCTGGGAAAGAGGCTTTTGGAAACGAAAAGCAACTTAGAAGCGAGTTTGACAAGCAGGCCAAAAACTTTGACGAGGCTCTCCTTGGATTTGAAAAAGTACAAAAAGCAGCAATGTCTGATACAGCCACAGGGGCTACAGATATCGCACTGATTTTTGGTTACATGAAGGTTATCGACCCGACCTCAGTGGTTAGAGAGGGTGAATTTGCTACAGCAGAGGAAGCTGGCGGCGTGGGGTCAAGAATCAGAAATATGTATAATAAGGTCGTAAAAGGTGAGCGACTTACACAAGAGGTCAGAGACCAGTTTGTGCAGGCTGCCAGAAGCCAGTTCCAACCATACCTTGAAATGCAAAAAGGAATTGAAAACAGGTACACAAACCTGTCTGAGGCTTATGAATTAGACCCTAAAAAAGTAGTTATGAGCAGGCTGCCTAAAACAGGCACGTTGGCAAACCCATACACAACTTTTTCTACACCAGCAGACGCTGAAGCAGCAAACCTTCCAAAAGGCACATATGTGATGATTGGCAATCAGCTATTTATTGAGGATTAAGCAATGGCTCTTAAACCAGTAGGCCAACCGACAACCGCGCCGACCGCACCGACCGCTGAACGCTTCACGCCAGAATACTTTGCTGGCCTTGGCCGGTCTGCGCTTCAGGGCATTTCGTTTGGAACCGCTGATGAGGCTGAGGCTTTTGTCCGTAGCTTAATTGGTGAGGAAACTTATAAGCAAGAGCGTGACAAAATCCGCGCTGGTTTAGAGAAGTTTCGGTCTGACTTCCCTGTTGAGGCTTACGGCACAGAGATAGCCGCCAGTATTCCGTCTGGCGTTGGGTTGGCAAGAACCTTAGGTAAGTATGGCGTCAAGGGCGCTATGAAGCAAGCGGGCATAGGTGGCGCAGCTTATGGAGCTGGCGCGGCAGAAGAAATGGAAGATGTGCCGGTAGGCGCGGCCTTGGGTGGCGCGTTGGGTATGGGCGGCGAAGCTTTAGCACCTGTTGTTTCACGTCAGGCTCAGGCTTTAGGCAAAAAGATACCGCTAACCGTTGGGCAATATTTCCCCGGTATGAAGCGAGCAGAGGAAGCATTGACATCTATGCCGTTTGTTGGGGGCGGTATCCGCGCCCAGCAAGAGCGCGGCATGAAGGCGTTTCCTGTGTTTATGTATAACCGCGCACTAAAGCCGCTAGGCATTGAGTTGCCTAAAAATACTGAGCCTCGCGTGGCTTTTAGTAAGGCCAAAAGCATATTTGACCAAAAATACAAGCAAGCCCTTGACGGCGTTGAGGTTGATGTTTCCGACGATCTTCTTGATGATTTGTCAAAAATAGTGACAACGGCAAAGCAAGAGGTTGGCGACGCTGGATTAAAGAAGGGCGCTGACTTTGAAAATATGGTGATCCGTCAAGTTCTCGGCAGGGCAAAGGATGGAAAGTTATCTGGAGAGGCGATTCAGGACATCCAGAAAAAGATTGGCGCTGAGGCTATGCGCTTTGGAAAAAGCACAGACCCCATAGATGGCAAGATAGCCACGGCATACAGCGACCTAGATATTGGCATGATGGATTTGATTGCAAAATATTCACCAGCCAAGAAAGAATTGCTGCAAAAAACAAACAAGGCATATTCACAGTTTGTGCCTCTAAGGTCTGCCGCAGCAAAAGGTTACGAGGGGCAATTCACACCGGCTCAGGCTATGTCGGCTGTCAGGTCTGAGGAGCGCAAGGCTGGCGCGGCTGGCCTGTCTCGATTAGCGGCTGGTGAAGGTCGTATGCAAAAGCCAATAGAATTGGCGCAGCGTATCATAGGCCCATCTTTGCCAGATAGTGGCACGGCAGGACGTATGCTAACTGGAGCCGCATTATACGGCGGTGGCGGCGCTCTTGTTGGCGCACCCGGCGGAATGTCGACTGAGGGCGCAATGCTAGGATTAGCTGGCGGCATGCTTGGCAGAGGCGCTACCACAAGAGGCGGTCAGGCGTTTTTAAAACGTGCGGCTATCCCAGCGGCGGCGGCTGGTCTTCGCGCACCAGCGACGTCAGGTCTTTTGGCGCAACAGGTACGCCCGATGGTTCCACAAGCCCAAGCCTCCAGCCTCGAAGATATGGCGGCTGGCGGCAACATCGTCGGCTATGAGACTGTGATGGATAGGCAGGGCAACCCTGTGACGTTTGCCAAGACATCTGATGGCCGTGCGGTGCGCGTGCGCTAACCACCCCTGACGCGGCTGGCGTTGTGTGTTATAAATAAG